CTACTGATTCGATCTCTTCTGAAATTAGTTTCATCCTAGGTTTACCTCGTGCAAATGCATAGTACACCCATCTGATGTTTCGGGTGCCATTCTAAAAATAACTGTCTTAGTCAACTCTGCGTCCCCTGTGAAGTCAGCGAGAGATGATGTATCAGCATCAACAGTGATCTTACATTTGAATTCGTTAGATCTCTGTGGGTACTGTATTGCAGTAATTTCTTTGTGAGCAAGGGTACTATTATAAGCACCAACTGCTGATCCAGACATGGTAACATAATCACCAACTCTGAATTTTGTATCTTGCCTATCCAGTGTTATAACAGCTGGGTTTGCTTTAGATACTGCCAATGCTTTCGCATGTGCAGGATGTCCATAACGATAAAGAAAGTCTCCTCCCTTTTCTATATGGAATGATCCAATGCCTGTTTGGGCAATAGTATTACATACAGAGATGTGTCCACTTTTCTTTTCGGAACTACAAGCAATGTATAAAATACCGCTTTTCACAGCCTTTGCACCAGAAGCAGCAGTCGTAGCATTGTTGCTACTTACTTCTCCATGGTCATCAACTAGGGTTAGAACTTGTGGCATTTTACTCCTCTTCTTGCGGTTCTGTTTCAACAGCGTCTACAGTCTCAGGTTCTTCCTGTGACCCAAATTGTGTTGCAGCAACAGTAGGTGTTATTGAATCTACCTTCTCTGCTCCTTTTTGGTATAATAAAGTTTTTATAGCATCATGCACTTCAGATGGAGGTGCATCAGCATTAGACATCATGTCTATCAATTCAGGTGTGTCCATATTAAATTAAAGTACGCTGTGTCTATTTATATCTTAGCCTTCTTGATGTCTAAACCAGGCGCTTCTGTTGCACCACCCTTGGCATCAGGTTCTTTTGGAGTTTTGCCTAGATTACTATTACCAATCTGTCCATTTTCTATCTGTCCCTGCATGATTTGATTCTGCGTTTCTAGTGGTACACCTTCACCTGTTTCATTCTCTTCTAACATTTCTTCTGCCATTTCTTCTATCTCTTCATCTGTTTGACGTAGTATCTTACGCTTCACATAGTCTCTTGAATAGTATGTACCGATGTAAGGTTCGATTGCAACCATAAGATTGAGTCTTTCATTCATCAACTCAGTCTCTTTTAGTTCTGCAAAGTGGTTATCATACAAGTAATCAAACTGTATGTGCTCTGACATCTTCTCCCAATCTTCTGGGGTTACGATATTCTTGAGGATAAGTTGTGTCTTTAGTAGATCTAAGAATAAACGACTGAATCTCTTACGAAGTCTACCTACAAACTTACTAAACATAAGTTCATCTCTTAGAATCTCTGATGATCTACCTAGATTGAATCCACTGTCAGCACCTATTCTTGACTCAGGTACGTTTAGTGAGCGATATAATTTCTTTTGGAAGTACTCGATGTCAGTAAGTTCTCCAAGATTTTGTCCACCTGGTAACGTAGTGATCTCAGTACCTCGTCCTCCCTCTCTTCTGGGTAACCAGAAGTCTTCGAGCATTGACATGAATTTCTTGTCATCTTTTATTTCTCCTGTGTTTGCGTCATATACTAACTTGTTTCTGTACCTACTCATAACGTCACGTAGATACTGTTCTGCCTTGACCTTAGGTAAATTACCAACGTCAATATAAAATATTCTTCTCTCAGGTGCTCTAGACAATCTGTAGATGACGAGAGAGTCCTCGATCATACGTAACTGGTTTAGACCTTTGATTGCTTTGTGTAGATATGATAGTGTAATTTTCTTGTTTCTATCTACTAGACCAGAGTGTACATGAGTAATAGCATCCTTTGCTATTCTTACACCCTTACCTGCAACTGAACCATACTTTTGTGCTACACCTTGTGGATAGTATGTGTAGAACTCAGTTACCTTAGTATCTTTGTTTACAGTCTCTGTACCTTGATCCTGTGTAGGTATAGCAACTATACCCTTCTCCTTATCAGTAGGTTTGACTCTCATCAGTTTGATCTTGAGAGCATCAATAAATCTTAGTTCTTTTATTCCTTCGTCTGGTTTCTGTACGTCAATTACTTTATGATAGAATATCCTACCATCAACGTACCAGTTTCTAAAAATCTCGTGTGACTTCTTGTCAAATTCAAGAAGGTCTTTAATATGTTTGAACTCGTTTCTTATTACTTTCTTTAGTGGTTGACCTATGTTTAGGTTATCAAGATCTATCTCCACTGGGCTATCGTTCATATCTGAAACGATTGCTTCGTTCACCACATGCTCAATTGCTGTATCACACTCAGGGTGTAAAGACATGTCACGATATCTTTTTACGATATCAAACTCAGTCTTGAATACTCCCTCAATATCTACGTACTGACCATAAAACCCCGAAGATAGAAAATAATCAGCACCGTCCTCGTTGTTAGGAGCGACAGGGCTGATTATACCTTTCTTCTTCTTATCGTCGTTTTCAATTGAGAAACCAAAAAGTTTGGCCATTATATTACCTTATTCGATGTATTTATTATACCACAGAATCGGCATTTGTACCGTCATAAGCAGTCCAGTAAGATACCTGAAGGGTAACTTGGAACTCTTCTATAGCGTCTACCTGATCGTATGATAACTCAACTGCACTGACTGCACTTGGCCAACATCCAACCATCTGGTATCTACGTAGCACTGGTAAAGTAGCAGGGTTGTCCTTACCCTTTACGTTTAGATCAGTGTTAGCACGACCTAACTGGTTTACTACCCAGTCAGCGTAGTAGTCGCTAGGGTTGATAGTTCCTGAACCATCAGACACCTTGATAATGTAGTTTGCCCAACGCTCAAATGCTTCTCTTAGTTTGAAGTCTCCGTCGTTTACAACAGTGATAGTCCAAGGATCAAACCTTCTATCTCCTGCAACCTTTAGTTGACGACCTCTGAAAGGAACAATTACTTCAGCGATGTTAGACGCTGGTAACTGTGCTCCTTTGATCATCATTCGATGGGTTGTGTTGTCTATATCCCCATCAAATATACCTACACCTGATGGAAAGTTCAGCTCAACCTCAAATAGATTAGGACGAGCACCACCACCAATTAGTCTTGACTTGAAAGAATCGATTGACCTTTCATTGTTAGGTATAGAAAATATGTTTCTATCTAATGCCATTAGTAATTTCCTCTATTATACAGTTCCTACGACTTCACTGAAGGAAACTCCAGTTCTCGTAGCAACAAAGGTCAGACCGATAAAGTTAATCGACCTTGCTGGTTTGACGTAAATGTCAGCAATGAATTCATTGCGGTCAATAACATCAGGTGTGTTATTGGTTTCATCACAAACAAGTAAGAAGTCTGTTATACCTCGTTTTGCTTGTACATCCCTTAGGAATGGTTCAACAATGTTTACGAAGTTGCTTCGTGTACCTGCATCGTTGAGTTCAAAGAGTTGTGCTTGTGCAGCGTTCTCTATTGCTTGTTCAATAGTAATGAACAGTCTACGAACGTTGATTCTATCAAACGCACTCTCGTATGATAAAGCAGTTTTGTCTCCGAAGAGAATGATTCCTGAACCTGGTTGGGAAGTGACAGGGTTTATTCTTGATGAATAAAGTTGATCTCTAGCATCAAGACCTGGATTGAATGCCAGTTTGATAGCGTAGTTTAGACCACCTCTTGTCTGTCCTGCAGGTGAGAACCAAGGGAAGTTATCCCTATCTGTTCTTACACATAATCCTGCGACGTCACTTGAAGTTGGCATGTAAACAAACTTCTTGTTGAATCTATCATACACATACTGGTAACCAGCATCGAAGATAGCGTAGGATGATGATGTAAGAGGACCGAAGAACTCTAATACGTTCTTCAACTGTGTTGCTGAATCAGCAACGTTTACAACTGAATCTCTGTTAGGTGAAATGAATGCAATACAATCTTTTCTCAAATCACAGATCTGAATCAGTTTATTTGCTTTTGCTTGCTCTTCTTCTTTCGTTCTGTATGCACTACCTTGTAGTAAGAATCGAATGTCAGCATCTACAGGGTCAGCGAACTTATCGTAAGATGTCAATACATCACCTAGTGGTGCATCGAATACTCCAACTCCTGTATAATCAAGACCAGATCCAAGACTGTATCCTTGATTACCTATAGAACTAAACTTGACGTTCTTAGCGTTCTGTCCCCATGCTCCTGCTCCTGTAGTGACAGCAGTGTATCCAGTGCTGAAACCAGATGCCAGAGGTGTAGTACCATGAAAACTGTCGTTTCCGTTTGTTGGTGAGACACCAGCGAACAGATAAGTCGAGTTATCAGCGATATAGTTCTTATAGTATATTGACTTACCACCTGACTGAGTAGCATCCTTTGCTTTTGATAAGTTAGCATGCTTCTCTAGGAGTGATCCTACCTCACCAGTAACAGAACCATTTTGGTCTACAGAAACAACGTGTATAGCATCGTTATCTCCATCTCTTCCTGATACAAAGTTATTAGTTCTAGGTTTGTTTAGAACTGCTCTCCATGGAAGTGTAACTAGATCAGTACCACCATCAGCAACACTCGTTAGAATGTTCTGACTGTTATACCAGTCTGCAACTCCTATGGTAGGTGAACCACCAGACGCTGATGCTTCTGTTCCACCTGATGTATTGACGAAGTACACTGCTGTACCGTCTTTGAATTCAAACTGAGAGTTCTGTGTATACTGTTGTAGTGTTTCTGTACCGTCTATGACTGTACTTACAACTCTTACATCTACAGTTGTTGATGTCTTAGCAGTAACAATACCTTTTAGGATTCCAGTTGCTGGTGTTACAGTACCAACACCGATTGTCTGACCAGTGAGATGTTGTGTGACACCCATACCGACAACCACATCACCCATTGCACCACCTGTAAGGGTTGGTGTGAGGATTTGGTCAGCAGCGTTGTCTATTATTGCAACCTTTATATCGTTTGCCCATGAACCAGGATTCTTAGCAGCAAAGTACCAGTTTAGGTCGTCTGCATTATTGTTGTAGTAATCTTCTACATTTTCAATCATTAAAATACTTGACGATGCGTATCCTACCGCAGCGTTTGCATTGTTGAGATCTCCACCCTTACATCTAACTACCTCTAACTTACCACCGTAAGATAAAAAATTGGATGCAGACATGAATGTCTCGTAATGATAATCCGTTGTTCCAACACCGGGTTCTCCAAAGGTATCAACTAACTCCTTTTCGTTGTTGATCCTTATAATTTCGTTGACCGGTCCTTTTCTAAAAGGTCCAACAAAACCACCAGCGACATTGATACTAAAATCAATACCTCCACGAGTTAGGTCAACTTCTTTTATCGAAATGCCCGGAGATGCTAATCGAAGTGCCATTCTTACTTCTTTCTCCACATACAATGACTACTGATATTTATGAAAAAGCGTTCTTACTATCGATAATCCCACATATATGCGCGATCACCGTACTCATCTGTCTTCCAAACTGTGCCATCTGACTCCACGGTTTCACCTCCCATCTCCTCAAACCCATCACTTATAAAACCGAATGGTGCCATGTCTTGTTCTATTGCGTTCTTTTGTTCTTCATAAATGCGCTTTCTAACATCAGAGTCAGTCATCTCCTTGAAATAATCTTGTGCTACCAACCATGCAAATATAACCAGACACATAGCAAGGTCATCATTACAACCCTCTTCTGCTTCAAATGACTGTCTCTTCTGTATGAATGTGGTCAACTCACTTATAATATTATAATCACAGAATGTAAGTTTATCATCTTCTATCAGTGTCTTCAGGTTAGAGCAACCTAACTTCTTAGTTACCTGACTCATCTTAACACCCAGTTGAGTCTTGACACCAGAGAATCCTGATCCGACTATTTGTCCTGCACGTCCTCGCATAGCAACCATCAGCAAGTTCTCATACTCCAAATCATAGAATAGAATAGATGCAACCTGATCTCCAATATCATTCACCTCACATAAAACATAAGCATTGTTATATCCTTTAGCAACATCATATAATATTGATGGAAACATCATGGGTTTGATTTCATTATCTCTATAGGTAGCAACCACTTTGTATGGAAACTCGGTTATATCAGCAACTATGAAGGCACTATAATCTTTAGATACACCTCTCGCTACGTCCACGGTCAGAATATAATCTCTCTTGGGGTATGGTCTCTCATATACAGACAGTTTACCGTTCTGTGTGGATGGTTGTTCATACACCATTGCCTTCAGTTTAGCAGCAGATATAAGAGTATCAACTGATCCTAAGAATTCACACTCAAACTCAATAGCAAACTGTTGTTTACTTGTATTTCTTATTGTTTGTTCCTTCCACTTAGCATCTCTACCTGGTACTTCAGACCAGTGGACTTCTGTAGGAGTATACTCGTTCTGCCCTCTCTCTGCATCATGCCACATTCGATAGAAGTGGTTCATACCATGAGGCGTAGATACTATTATAACTTTAGTAGATTTACCAGAAGATATGGTAGGATAAACTGACGCAAAGAAATCATCTGCCAAGTGATTCTGTACGAAAGCAAATTCGTCCAAGAATATGATGTTAAATGACATACCTCGAACAGCAGATGCAGATGTGGATGCTGCAATAATCTTAGAACCATTCTCTAGTTCCATAGATCCTTTATTCCAAGCAACAATTCCTTGCTGCATCCATCTTGGTAAGTTTTCATATGCTAATTGCAGTCTACCAAGGAGATCTCTGGCAGTTGCTGCCTTGTTAGCAAGTATACCGATATTTACGTTATCATTAAAGATAGCATAGTGAAGAAGATATGATACAACAGTTGTTGACTTACCAGTCTGACGTGGCATCTTACAAATGTTGAATCTATACTTGTGGAAATTTCTTATTAATTTTTTCTGAAACTTGTACATATTGAAACTTACAAGTCCCTCGTCAACGTTGACGATTCTTATATACTTTTCTGTAAAATATACTGGGTCATCTTTACATCTAACAAACTCAACTATCTCCTCCTCACCAAACTGTTGTGGGGTATTTGCTTTCTTTAGATTCGGATTACCAAGATATATGTCACTTGATGCTGGCATTATTAAGAAAGATAATCAGTGCTTCTCTGTATATATGACTCCCAAGAAGACCCACCTTTAGGGTCAAATGCTTTAGTAGCACTACCTGCCATCTTTGCTCCCTTATATGCTACCTTCGCTACAGTACCAACAACCTTCGCTACCTTACCAACTACTCCTGCTGCCTTACCTAACTTACCCTTCACACTTTTTACTCTAGCATCACGCTTTTTCTTGACTGCTGCTCCTCTACCAACTACATTACCTTGATCAGGACCATCAGGTTTAGATGTTATTGTAGGTCTATTTTTCTTTGCTAGTTTACCACCCTCACTCTTCTTTATAGCAGTAGAATCTTTCTCACGTTTAGCAAGACCACCAGACACATCCTTTCCTCCAGTAGCAACGTTCTGGAAGTATGGGTTCTTGTTGGGTGATTCCACCAAGTCTTCACCCATAGTCAATTGACTTCTAATTTTCTTAAAAGTATCTAAGTTCATTTTAGGATCCTTCTTCTTTTCAGGTTCTGACTTCAGACCTGTAGGTAGACCGTATTTGTTTCTTGTCATACTATATTTAGAAGATGATCAGAAAAATTCCTACCTGCAGGAACTAAATCTGCTTGAACAAAAAATGATATCAAGACTATCCTGTTTGTCTTATGAGTATTCTGAATACTATGCCAAGTCTTATTTGGAATAGAGTTATGGTAGAATAACTTGTTAGGTTGCCAAGGAATCTCATACTCATACTCAGACGGACGATCTGCAGGACCATGATCTTGATTATCGTTAGTACTATAATTCTTATGCATCACCGTCCCATCCATCTCCTCCGGAGCGACATATAATACAGATGTAGATACTCTTGCTTTTGCATCACAGTGTGTAGGATAATGCCAGTCAGGTGGTGATATTGCCCAGTGTAATATCTTCTTCAACTCACCTTTATATCCACGATTAGGTAGAAGATGTTTGAAGAATAATTCATTAGTCTCAGGTAATATATCTTCCTCACAGAAGGTTACCATCTGTCCTCTTCTAGTATTCAGTTTGAAATTATCTAATTCTACTTGTGCTAATTGTCTAATAGTTTTCCATCTTTCTGGTGTTAGGAAGTTTTCGATAGCATAGCACTCCCAAGGCTGTCTAATAAAGGTAATGTTCATACGAGTTTGTCAGTATCTATAGAGTTTATATCAATACTGGGCACTGGTGGTGGTTCTGGTTTATTACTTAACAATCCTTTCTTTATCATCTTTTGTAAGTCAGCAGTACTACCAACAAATAGTGAGTTGTTTGTGACCTGTGATGGTTTATCTTCCTTCTCTAAATCTTTCATCTTACGTTGTAGGTCTATGATCTTGTCAGTCACATCTCCTACTGCTTTGACAAGTTGTCCTGCAACTTCATAAGCACGAGGGTGCTGAGTATCCTGACATACATCAAGTATACCATTCATCGCTTCTTGCCCTTTCTCTACAATATTATATAACTGTGAACGAGAATATTCAAAGTCATCTCTAGGTGTTTGATCCTTCTTTACTCTCTTTACTGCCTTTGCTTCTTTTACAACATCTGTTGCTTTTACTTCTAATGCTTCATCAATAGGACTGAATGTGGTTGATTCCTTATCAGTCGGATCATAATCTTTGGTCATACGTCTACATCACCGAAACTTGGACTCCATTCTTTACCATCGGAATCAAAGAATGATCTGGATTCACTGAATCCAAATGTATCCCCCAGTTCAATAGCATCATGGTCAGGTTGATTTATCTTATTTACACGATCACCTTTTGAATGTTCCATAATACCAGTACCAAACTGTCCACGAGCAACAAGTAAATTGTTACCAGTAATCTCTTTGATACGCATCGTTTCTGTACCAATCTCAATGTATGATTGTGTAGTAAACGCTGCACCAGAAACAACTTGTACTATAGTTTTTACTCTGTCAAGAGACTCAGTTAGTGTGCCTGTCAAATCATTATTATAGTCCTTAGTTGCCTGAGGTGTAACAACGTATCTTTGTTCTCTTGGTGCTCGTATAGCAGTAGAGTAATCGACTTGAACCTTCTTGATAATACCGTGCTCGTCTGTTGGAACCTCTTGATAGAAATATGTCTTAGAGATGAAATCTAAATCATACTGTATAAACCTACGAGTGGAAAAGTCACCTTCATACTCATCAGTAAATGAAGTAGACATCAATGTAAATGGTATATCTCTCTTCTCCTCAACCCCCTCTAACATGTTGATAGTAACTGAATATGATGGTTGAAAAAATGGTAATATTTGTTCTATTATTTGTAGTGAATCATCTTGTTGCTTGGTAGCAAAACTTAGTCTAAACCCTATGTCATAAGGTACAGGTAAGTACATCTTTTTTATTTTAGTCTTTGATGTTGGAGACTTCATAGTAAACTTCTGTATTGGTGATGCCTTTCTTGTAGCATCGTAGGTATAAGAAGTCAACTCAAATGATAGTCTAGGCAATGTAATCGCTACGTTATCATCAAAGTTTGATTGTTGTTCTACTCTTGCTATGAATCTTTGTATAGGACCGTAAGCAATAGGAACCTTGATCTGACTTATAGACTTACCATCACTAGCAAATTTCTTGATCTTTATATTATTAAATAAAGTTCCAAAAGCAATTACTGTCTTCCTGACCGTCTCATTGTAAAAATAATTCCCTATCATTATACTTCACCAAATGGATTTCTTTCACTAAAGTCAACGACGCTGATCTCTGCTGCTTCAATCTCATCACCTGAGTTGAAAGCGTCATCATCATCGTAATTAATACTATGTAGTCTATATGCAGAACCCTCATTGTCAACTATAATCTCACCAACATTGAAGTCACCAGAGATATTACGTGCAGTAAGAGTGAGAGAAGGAGCATTCCATGCTGTGACAAATGCAGTGCTGAGTGATGATTGACCAGTAACAATTTCACCGTAAGAGAATGTGCCAACACCGATTGTTCCAGCAGCAGACACTTGAATTGTAGGTGCCATAGTATATCCTGTACCAGCATTTGTTAGTCTGATAGCTTGTACACTTCCAACGTCATTTAGTATAGAGACAGCAGTAGCAGTGGTTCCTCCACTAGGTGCAGCAGTGAATGTCACTGATGGTGGAACCATGTACTTAGAACCAGTGTTATCTAATGAGACTTGACCAACACCTGAACCAGAAGAAATACCAACGACTGCATCTGCTCCACTACCCTTACCATCTTCAGTAAGGAATTGTATCGAAGGTGTCATGGTATAACCAGTACCTGGATTTGTTATAAAGATATCTTTGACTCTCCTACTATCTGTAAATCCAATGCTTGTTGTAATAGCAACAGCTTCCGCAGCGATACCGCCAGATGCCAAAGGTGGAGAAATCTTCACAGTTGGATCAGCAGTGTAATTTACACCACCATTCAATAGGTTGATGTAACTAATACCACTAGCAAGAGAAACTGAAGCAGTAGCAGTCGTACCAACAGCAGTCAACACAAGTGTTGCGTTGTATCCTGCTGTCTGCATATCATCATCTATAGCAGTGATTCCAGTATTGATAACCTCGTCTTCGTACTCGAATGGTTCACATGTAAGTGTGTATGTATAGTTCTTACGTAACTGATAGAAGTTACTTACATCATCTACATATTTGATTTCTAATAGTAAGTCTCTGTATGGGAAATATAATAAGTCACCTTCTAATGGACGTGTAGGATCAACATTTCTTCCAGTATTACCTGCTACCAGAGGAACAATATAATTTTGATACCTGTCCTGTGAGATAACAATCTTCATCTCAGCAGTGGATCTTACACCAAATTTTGTAAGTAAGTTATACCCTGAATCAAATCCTTCATATGATTCAATGTAACCCTCTATAGGAAATGACGACTCAAAACTAGAGCTAGACACTTCTTTGAGAATAGTCTTCTCATTGATATAGTATCTTGGCATATAAACGAACTCGACCCCATACATTTGGATCTGTTCATTTATCAAATCTTGATAAAGATTCTGCTCGTTAGGGGTTCCCTGCTGAAAGTATGGGTTTAGTGCCATTAGACTCCCTTCAAACCAAATTGATCGATGTATTTTTTATATTTGACATGTCTTAGTTTTCTTTTCAATGGGTTAGATTCGGTATCATTAATTATACCAATGTCTTTAATCATATCCATGGCATCTACTGGATCGCCAACCTTCCTAAGACCTTCAAAAAATTGTTTGTATGTTTTCATTATCCTATAAGATCAAGTGGTGGTAATTCGTATTCATTTGCCATCTTACTTTCTAGAGTGTCTAGTTCTCCTAGAGCATCCTCATATATCTGTCTACCATTCATTTCTACACCGCCAGGTAGTTTTACACCTTGGAACTTTATAAGGTTCTGACCCCACTGTTTTTTGACCAAAGAAGTAAAGTACTTCTTCAAGAATGGATCATTATAAACCTTAGGGTAATCATTTGGATTCAATACACGATAACATCTTATTATAAGCCAGTCATCAGGTTGCATGCTGGAGTAGTCAACATCAAGATATAACCTGCTTTGTCGTCTGTTGAATCTAATTTGTTTTTCTGGGTGTAGTATATGGTCTAGATCTTCTAAGTATCTTTTTGTCAGAGTATATCCCATAAGTTCCATAGAACTAAAGAAGTATACATCATTCAACATCAACTGGTAATTGATATTGAACATGTTTGTACTGATCAGTCTGTTATCTAACTTGAATACTCTTTCTATACCTATGACTGCATCAGGTATCTGTATAAAGTTTTGATTCTCTACAAAGTCGAATGTTGTATTACCTATACCAGTTATATTAGCAGTACCAGTAGTTGTTGTAATACCAGTGGATGTTGGAGAACCAGCAATATTTGATGCTTTGATTGAATCTAAGAAGTCCTGTGTAATCCTATG